GCGCTCGGCATCCCCGGCATGCCCAACATGAGCGAACTGGCTCGCGCCAACGACGTGACGCGCGCGGAGGTCAGCCGCCGGGTGAAGAACATCCAGCGGAAGATGAACCTGCCGCCGTCGGTGTTCATGAAGTCCGAACACGCCTGCGCGCGACTGAAACGGAAATGAGCCGACCACGCTACCGCATCTTCATCGGTTATGATACGGGCGACCAAGGCCGTATTCGTTATTACTTTGAGGACACCGACCCCGGTTGCGACACGGGATTCAAGAACGGCGTCAACTACGGTCGTGTGTTCCTGTTCAAAGGCAAGAACTTCGTGTTCAAATACAACCCGCACGACGCCATCGAGTATTGCAACGAACTCAACGAAAGGGAGGAAAACAAATGAGCGACTGGCAACCCATCGAGACGGCGCCGAAGGACGGCACCATCATCATCGGACACGAACCGAGATTCGGCATCTATGGAGGCGCTTTAGGCATGGTATGGATTCCCCCGCACACGCGAATGTTTCATGGTCATAAGATCGAACATGAAGGATACTGGGGAAGCGCCGTCCATAATGTCCACGTCTGTAAGCCAACCCATTGGATGCCCTTCCCAGAACTTCCGAAAGAATGAGCAAACCCAAGTTCTACACATTCCATCAGAACAACTCTGGTGGTTCATTTGACATCAATGATGACGTCGCTTGCGAGGTAATCATCGAAGCAACCGACTCCGACCACGCCAACAGCAGGGCCGAAAGCGTAGGCATCTATTTCAATGGCTGTGCCGACGAAATTGATTGCTCCTGTTGCGGCGACCGATGGAGCGAAGTACGGGAAAGCGATGGCTTTGATGAGCCAACCATTTACGACGAACCCGTGTTGGTGTACGATCCTTTCGTGGGCAAAGACAACCTCATCTATTGCATCATCCATTATCTCAACGGCAAGAAGGTCAAACTGTCCAAATGAGCAAACCCAAGCCCATCGAACTTGCCGGACGCTTCGGCGTCTCCAAGCAGGCCATCAACAACTTCATCAACCAAGGGATGCCCATCGACTCCATCGAGTCCGCCGAGGCATGGCTCATGCAACGCCGCGCCCGCGCCAACGGCGGCGGTCAGACCGTCCGCCCCGACAAGGACTTCACCGAGACGGTCGAGAAACAGCGGGAACTCAAGGCTCTTGCCTACGAGCATTACCTATCCGACCTGCGTAGCGGCGCCCCCGAAGCCGCCAAGTCCTACGCCACCTACGACAAGTTGGTCAAGACGCTGGTGACGCTGGAGAAGGAACTGCATGCGCGCCAGATCGCATCCAAGGAGTTCATCCGAACCCAGACCGCCGTGGAACGCTTCGGCAAAATCCTCAACGACATCCGAAGCGAACTCACCCAACTCGGCACCAAGGTCGCCTCCCGCGCCAACCCCGACAACCCCGGCAGGGCTTTGAAGTCCATCGACGACGAGGTGAACAACATCCTTTCGCGCGTCTCCCAAGCCGTCGGCGACGCCGAAGATACGGTCAAGGGCGACGACACCGAGGAGGCGCTGGCCGACCCCGTCATCGTCGAGGACGACGATTCCAACGAGGACGAAGTCGAGGACTCCGCCGAGTGACCGAGGACAACTACGAGAACTCCCTGCGGGCAATCCTTGCCCCAGACCCGGACGGGGACATCGTGGACTGGCTCCAGTCCAACGTGAAGAACATGCCGGGGCCGATGCCCGGCCCGTTCCGTGTGGACTCCACGCCGTATCTCGCGCCCATCCTGCGCGCCATGTGCGACCCCGAAATCCGAACCATCGTCGTGTTCGGTTCCGTCCAGATGGGCAAGTCAACCCTGCTGGAACTTTGGTCTGCGTACATCGCTGGGCGAACCCCCGGCCCGACCCTCCTGCTCCAAGACGTCGACCCCAATGCCAAGGACTGGCAGATCAACCGCCTCAAGCCCATCTGGGAAGCGACGCCCGCCACCATGTCGCGCGTCAGCAGGCAGGAGAAGTCCAACTGGCACACCAACCAGTTCCAGCGTTGCACCATGTGGGTGCTGGGCGCGCACAACAAGAAGAACCTCCAACGACGTTCCATCCGCTTCCTCGGAGGCGACGAAGTCTGGATGTGGCCCAAAGGACACCTTGGCGAAGCCCTACGCCGCAGAACGGCGTTCACTTGGAACGGGAAGTCGGTGTTCATCTCCCAAGGCGGCTACGAGGGCGATGACATCACCAACCTGTGGATGCAGTCCGACCGCCGTGAATGGATGTTTCGATGCCTCGCCTGCGACACCCAGCAAGCCTACGAGTTTGAGCAACTCATCTACCCGCCGGAAGCCAAGGGCGGCGACGGCTGGGACATCGACAAGGTCAAGCGCGGCATCAAGTACAAATGCAAGTCCTGCGGTCACATGCACGATGACTCCTTCGCCGTAAGGCAGGAGATGAACGCCAAGGCGGATTACGTCCCCATGAACCCCGGCGCCCCCAAGGGCATCGTCGGATTCCATTGGAACTCCCTGTGCGCCCAATGGGGCATGTCGTGGGGCGAACTGGCCGAAGAAGCCATCATCGCCAAGCGAGCCTACGACAACCACGGGGACGAAACCGCGCGCGTCGAGTTCAAGCAGAAGCGTCTGGCGATCTCTTGGACGGAGGAAGTGGACGAGGGCGGCGGCGAAGTCCTGCCCAGCGGCTACAAGTTGGCCGATGGCTGGGAGGACGAGGGCGCCATGGTGGACACCAAACTCGTCGCCGCGCCCATCACCGACGACCACCGCAAGGCCAAGCAGTTCGCCCGCCTGCGGTTCATGTCGGTGGACGTCCAGCGCAAGGGCTATTACGCCGTCGTGCGGTCGTGGTCGGTGGACGGCAAGTCCCGCATGGTCTGGTGGGGTTACGTCGAGACGGACGATCAACTCCGTGAGATGCAGTTGAAGTACGAGGTGGCCAACTTCTTCGTGTTCCTCGACTCCGGCGACGGCCCCAACACCGACGCCGTCTATCGCCTGTGCGCACGCTACGGCTGGAACGCCACCAAGGGTTCCGGCGCAAACGAGTTCGCTTGGCGTGTCATGACCCCCTTCGGCATGAAGGTGGCCTACCGACCCTACCAGCCCGCCAAGGTCATCCAAGTCGGCGCCCAGTCCTGCAAACTGTACGTGTTCTCCAACCTTGTGTTCAAGGACTCCCTGTCACGATTGCGGCGCGCTGGCCATCACACCTACGCCGAGGACGCCGGGGACGAGTACCGCAAGCAGATGCAGTCCGAGCATCGCACCAAGAACAACAACGGCACCCCCATCTGGATACCCATCGGCGACCGAGCAAACCACCTTTGGGACTGCGAGGTCATGGGCATCCTGCCAGCCATGATGGCCAAACTCATCGGCAAGGGCAAAAACAAGAACGCCGTGTCCTCCGAAGAAAAGGAAACGCCGAAAGAAGCGGAAAGTTCTCCTTGACGGAACGCCCCATACGTCCAACATACCGTCAAGTCTTGGATGCAGGAGGTTGTGGGGCGTTATTGGTGGCTCTGGTGGCGTCTATCCTGCATCCAAGGCCCAAGTTTACACGGGGCTAAAGCCAAATGGCTCGCGCTCAAGGTATTTTTCTCGTCTTGGACATCTCTGACATCGAGGAGATCGTCGCGCAAGCCGTCGTCCTGCTCAAGCAGGGCAAGACCATGATGGAATACTCGGACTCCGGCACCACCGTGACCAAGGAGTTCCCGATGACCATCCAGCAGACCCTTCTGGAAGCACGATACGCGCTTCAAGTCAAAGACCCCCAGAAGTACGGGGCGGTAGACCGTGTGCGCGTCATCAACATGCTCAATAACTTCCGAGGACTCTGATGAAGAAGAACACCCGCAAGCCTCCGCAAAAGGCAATCACCCCGAAGCGCGCCAAGGGCGTGTCCGTAAATCCTGCCCTAAAGAAGCAGGCTTCCACGGGGCCGGGCATCTTCAGCAATTTCGAGAGCGCGAAGTTCTCCAATAAGCGCAGTTGGATCTGGTCGTCGTGGCCGCAGGACTTCAAAAAGACCATGACGGTGTTCGACCGCATGGAGACGACCCGCAAAATGCGCTGGTTGGAACTCAATGCGGGACTAATCCGACAGGTCATCGCCGACATGGCGACCTACTCGGTCGGTTCGGGCATCAAGTTGCAGGCGCAGTCGGGTAGCGAACCGTGGGACGACCAAGCCGAAAAGTATTTCAACAAGTGGGCGTCACGCGCCTGCGACATCACCAACAGGTACTCGTTCTTTGAACTCCAGCACATCTGTTGCCGTCTGATGGATCGTGACGGCGAGTGCTTCATCATCAAGACCAAGGGGGCTGATGGCCGTCCCAAGTTGCAGGTCATCGAGTCCCACCGTGTCGGAAACCCCGGCAACGACGGCGCCCCGCCCGCAGGCATGGTGGACGGCATCATGTTCGGCCCTTACGGAGCGCCCGTCTACTACAACGTAATCCGTTCCGACGGCTCCAGCCGCCGAGTTCCAGCCAACGCCGTCATGCACCTGTACGAGCCAGAACTGGCTTCTGGTGCGCGCGCCTACTCGCCCCTCCAGCACAGCATCAACAACCTCGTTGACATGCTGGAAATCCTCTCGCTCGAAAAGGAGGCGGTCAAGACCAACACGGACTTGGTTCGCACCATCACGCGCGAGAACGCCCAGTTCGACGGCACCCAGTCGGACTTTGAAGCCTTCGGCATGCGTCCGCAGGACTACGGCTCCAATGGCCTTGCAGACCCCAAGGAAGCATCGACCTTCCTCGGCGGCAAGACCCTTGCCCTCGCCCCCGGCGAGAAGTTGGAGTCCTTTGAGTCCCAGCGTCCGAACAGCACCTTCACGGGCTTCATCGAACACCTCATGCGCGATTCGCTCGCAGGGGTGCTTCCTTTCGAGTTCGTCCATGATGCCACGAAGGCAGGCGGCGCCACCATGCGCTTCGTGGTGGCCAAGGCCGACCGCAAGTTCCAGCACCGTCAGAACGTGATGATGCAACGCTTCCTCATGCCCGTGTGGGGCTACGTCATCGGCAACGCCATCAAGAACGGCGAACTTCCGTCCATTGACTCTTGGATGCAGATTTCCTGCACCACGCCTCGCCGTGT